ACCGTTGTCCAGCAAGGCACAAAATACGTTGAAGAAAAAGTAATGCCTGTGGTCAATGATACGGCAAAGTTCTACACAGAGAATTATCCAGCCGTAAAGTTAGCCCAGGAAGCAGTCCATGAATTTGAAAAGTATACGCCAAAGATTGAAGCAATAGGCATGATGTTGAACCCAGGAACGACAGAAGGGACGGTAGCAGCAGAACCTGCTGCAGCAAATCTGGACGCAATACAAGCCACAGGAAACGAAGATCCTTTTGCGGATATTGAAACAAGTACCACCAAGGCAGACAAGATGACGGAGGAGGAAAGACTCCGCAGAATCAGAAGACTGATGTTGAACAGATATGGACGAGAAGACACGATTTTAACTGGAGCAAAAGATCCGATGAATCGTAGAAGATATGCGAGTGCATTATGAACATTCTCGAAGAATACGAGGCACTGAAAAGCGATAGAGGCAACTGGGAGAACCAGTGGCAGGATATTGCAGAACTGATGATTCCTCGTAGAGCAGACTTTACGAATCGGTATCGTGCTTCCGGAGAACAGAGGAGAGATCGGATCTATGAATCCACAGCAGTCCGTGCTTTGGTCCGAGGAGCATCCGGTCTTCACAACACGTTGACCAGCAATACGGTTCCCTGGTTCTCATTGGAGACCGAAGATCCTCAGTTGATGAAAGAGAGAGAAGTTCAGTTGTGGCTGGAAGAAACCACACGTAGAACGATGGCTGTTTTCAATTCTCCTCAGAGCAGTTTCCATTCTTCGATCCACGAATACTTTCTGGATCTGATGGCTTTCGGTACAGCAGTCCTGTTTGTTTCCAATGAACCTCCCTTCGGTCCCGTTTTCCGGTCTTATTTCTTAGGACACTGTTACATCGCAGAAGACAAACTCGGCAGAGTGGATGCCATCTACCGGACCTTCTGGGACACTGCACGATCTCTCTATCGTCAGTTCGGAGAATCGCTATCTGATGAAATCAAAAAGGCAGCAGACAACAATCCCTTTGAACGCTTTGAAATTCTTCATTGTGTCAAACCTCGGAACAAATCAGGCAAGGGACAACTGTCGAAACCGTATCTATCGGCATACATCGAAACAGCAACCAGAAAGGAAATCCGAGAAGGAGGTTTTGAAGAGTTACCGTACATTGTCAGTCGATGGCAGAAGAATTCGATGGAAGTCTACGGACGAGGTCCAGGAATCGAAGCCTTGCCGGATGTCCGAATGATCAACGAGATGGAACGAATTGGTCTGATTGCTCTTCAAAAAGTAGTCGATCCTCCGATGTTACTGCCAGACGATGGATTCCTCGGACCCGTAAGACTCCAGCCAGGAGGATTGAACTATTTCAGAGCCGGACTTGGACCACAGGATCGAATCACTCCGTTGATCACAAATGCCAGAATTGATCTCAATGAAGCAAAAATGGGTCAGGTCCGGAATGCGATTGAACGAGCATTCTACATTGATCTTCTGGAACTCCCTGGACCAACTGCTGCAGACGGGGATGTCCTTCGGTTTTCGGCAACAGAGATTGCTGCACGGCAGAGAGATCGACTTTCGATCCTTGGACCCATTGTCGCTCGTCAAGAAGTTGAACTGCTTGGACCTCTGGTCCTGAGAACAGTATCGATTCTCTTACGAAATGGTTCCCTCCCAGAAGCACCACAGTCCTTGCAACAGGCAGAGTTCAAAATCTCGTATTCCAATCCGGTAGCCATTGCTCAGAGATCCGGTGAACTCGCTTCGATTTCACAACTCATTCAGTTCCTCGTTCCATTTGCACAACTTGATCCGACTGTCATTGAGCGTTTTGAAACCGGAAGAGTTGCCGAATTGGCAGCAGAGATTTTAAAAGTTTCTCCCTCAGTTTTCCGTACAGAAGCAGAACGGGATCAGAAGAAGAACGAGGAACTTCAGCAACAGCAGATGATGGAACAGATGCAACAGGCTCAAGTGATTGCCCAGCAACAGTCCTTGATTTCACAGTCTCGCAGAGACGAATCCGTAGCAACTCTTAATGAAGCAAAAGCCAGAAGCGCATGATCTTTCAAAAAAAGAGGCAGTCTGATTATCGGACTGTCTTTGACTCCCCCCAAGGACGCAAGGTCTTAGCGGACCTCTGCCAACGCCACTTCGTTTTCAATTCCACTCACATCCCCAATGATCCGTACACTTCTGCTTTCCAGGACGGTAGACGTTCTGTGGTGGTAGACATTTTACGGTATTTGAAGATTGATCTGGAGACTCTAGAAACCCAAATGGAAAGACCCTATGAATGAAGTTCCAACGGAATCCACCGAGACCACCGAAGCCACCCAATCCCCCATGGCGTTTGATCCGACTTCGTTACCGGAAGAACTGGCTCATGAACCGTCTTTACGGAATTTTGACGATGTATCAAAGTTAGCAAAAAGCTATGTCAATCTAGTTAAAAAAATGGGAGTTCCAGCAGAGCAACTGGTTCGACTTCCTGCTGACGGAAACTACGAGGAACTCTACAATCAACTCGGCAGACCTCCTGATCCACAGGGTTACGAAATCGATCTGTCGAATGACATCAATCTGGAGTACGTCAATAACGCTCACAAACTGGGTCTCTCCAAGGATCAGGCACGGAACGTCTACGATTGGATGATGAACAAGTATGAACAAGTCAGATCCCAGGAACGAAACGAGTACCAGGAAGCTGTCCAGCAAGGGATTGAAGCACTGAAGAGAGAATGGGGAACCGACTTTGAGAGTCAGACCCAGATTGCCAAACAGGCATTTCTTCAATTAGCAGACGCAGATACGGTCAAGATGGTGGAGGCATCCGGCCTGGGAAACTCTCCGGAGATGATCAAACTCTTCAACCGAGTCGGTCAAATACTAAAGGAAGATGGTATGCTACAGAACGATGTGGCCTTTGGTGACAGTGGGGGAAGAGCATCGATAGAAAGTCGGTTGCAACAGATCATGGATTCTGATTCTCCGTACTGGAATGGGATGCATCCAGAACACGATAAATACGTCAACGAGGCATTGAAACTCCGAGAGCTTTTGACATGACAGAAGAACAGATTCAACTCCGATTAGAATGCTTGCGTATCGCAGTGGAAAACGGTACAGTGGCTGATATCAGTAACCCCATTGAACTTGCTGATAAGTATTACCAGTGGGTCACAAAGCCCACAGATTCCCTCATGCAAAAGGAACGGAAACGGACAACCAGATCCTGACCCGTACTTCTTCTGCTTCCTATCGGAATCCTGAGACATCAGACATCTGATGTAGGACAACTCCAATCATAGGCATGAGATCAATTCTCATCTCAGGTTGGATTATGTCTAATCAGGTAACGACTGCTTTTGTTCAGCAGTACTCCCAGAATCTAGCTCACCTCGCCCAACAGAAAGGATCACGCTTGCGTGGTCTGGTGCGAACGGAAGGGGTCCGAGCAAAACAAGCCTTCTTCGATCAAATCGGTTCTCAAACTGCTTCCGTCCGGACAACCCGTGGAGCAGACACGATCATCAACGATACGCCTCATGCCCGAAGACGAGTGACTTTGGCAGACTACGAGGTAGCAGATCTGATTGATGATCAGGACAAACTCCGGATGATTGTCGATCCGACTTCTTCGTATGCACAGGCTCAGGCTTTTGCAATCGGTAGAGCGATGGACGATGTCATCATCAGTGCAGCAACCGGAACTGCGTATACTGGCGAAACCGGAACAACTTCGGTGACTCTCTCCGGATACAACAGTGGTTCTCAGGTGATTGCTGCTGGTGGAACTGCGATGACTATAGCAAAACTTCGGGAAGCGAAATTCATTCTGGACAACGCTGATGTTGATCCAAGTATCCCCAGAGTGATCGTAGTTTCTCCGAAACAGATCCAGGATCTTTTGGCGGATACTGACGTAACCAGTTCTGATTTCAACACCGTCAAGGCCTTGGTCCAAGGGTGAGATCAACGCCTTCATGGGCTTTACCTTCGTGACCTCTACTCGGCTAGGCTTGTCTGGTTCTACCAGAAGTTGCTTTGCTTACGCAGTAGACGGAGTCCTCTTGGCAGTAGCCAAAGATTTGACGGTACGAATCGATGAACGTCCTGACAAGTCCTACGCTACCCAGGTCTATGCTTGTATGTCCATCGGGGCAACTCGGATGGAAGAGACCAAGGTTGTTCAAATCGATTGTGTTGAATCTTAATAACGGAGCTCACTAATGGCTGTTACCACTCAAAAAACTACGGAATACGCCAATGCTACGGCTGATCCGGTAGTCAACAACGAGTCCACCGAATTCCAGGGTCGACTCCGTGTAATGTTCTTCACCCATGACCAGGACGGTGCTGGGGATGCTACCTCTTCAGTAGCCATCGGGAAACTTCCGGCAGGACGAGTACGAGTTCTGTTGGGTCTTTCTCGCATGTACTGTAACTGGACCACTGCTGCGGCAACCTTGGATCTTGGTTGGGATGCTTACACAGACGGGAACAACACAGCAGTTGCTGCTGATCCTGATGGTCTGATCGATGGTCTCTCAGTAGATACTGCAGGGTACTTCAACATGGAAGGTGCTTTAGCCGGAATCAAGGCCACTGGCGGAACCTATGTCTTTCAGTCAATGGGAGGTGTAGTGATCCGAGCAACCAGTCAGGATACGGCTATTGCCGATGGGGATGATCTGGTCGGTTACATCGTCTATGTGATTGACTGATGTCTTCAGTAGTTCAGATCTGTAATATCGCACTGACGAATGTTGGTGAGACCAAAATTGCAGCACTGAATGAAGAGAACGAGAGGGCCAGAGTTGTCAATCTTCGCTACGAAGACTGTCGAGACTCGGTCCTCCGGTCTCATCCCTGGAACTGTGCAGTCCACCGAGTAGAACTCTCTGCCGATGTCAGTGCTCCCGTGTGGGGTTATGCCAAACGCTTTG